GGGCCGGGCGTGTCCCCATTGGTGGAGGGGATAGGGTCCTGCGCATCCGTCGGGGGGTAGGGCGGGACGGGGTTGCCGTCATCGGTGGCGGGGTTGTTCCATCGGCACGTCGAGGTCGTAGCGTCGTAGAAATACCCGAACGCCTCGCAGCACTGTTGTCCGGGATTCGTCGTCGTGGTCCCGTCCGCATCGGTGAAGGTTACAGTTCCGTTTGCGTTGGAGGTGGTAGGGACGGCAGTACAGGCCCCGAAGCTGGAGCGGTCCAGGTCGCGGAGGAACTTGCAGAGGGTGCTTGTCCCCGTTCCGATTTGGTACCCGCTTATTTCGGTCAGCTTGTACGTCGCCCCTAAGATGTGGAAGCGGTCGTTAAATCGGACGTTGCGGATATCGGAGGGGGTGAGGTATAGGTGCGCCTCGTAGACCCGCGCATCGGCGTCGTAGATGTCTGCGAGGTAGGGCGCCCAATACGCCTGATGGAGTCCTATGGCCGGAATGCTCGCCCCAGCAAGGAGGGCGTTATCTACCGAGAAGGGGAGGCTAGTAGAGTTCCAGTACAGGCTCTGCGTATTGGCGTCGAGGGGAGACTCCGAAAAGGGGCTGCATAAGAGGTACGAGGTGAGGGCCGTCGTACCGATATACACCGACTGGGAGGTCGTTACGTTGCCCGTCACGAAGAAGAGCTTCGGCGGCTGTCCCGCAGGCTTTACGCCGACCCCGTCCTTTTGGTATGAGCGGTGGATGAGTAGCTCCGGGAGTATGGTCGTCGGGTCCCCTTGCAGGGTCGGAACGGGGTACACGAAATACGGGGCGAAGACGGGGTTGTTCTTCAGCTCTCCCGTGGCGAAGTCGTCGTCGATGTCTTGGTCGTAGGTGCCGAAGATTTCGCCCTGCGTCTCCTTTATAAACTTGTTCCCGATATCGCCGCTCTCCTTATCGGCGAACAGGATCCGCGACGACTTGATGGTCGACGTCGGCATCAGGCTCCGCTCCTTGTCTAGGTCGAGCTTGTCGGTCCAGTAGCTATCCACCCCGTCGGCAATCCAATCCGCGTAGGGCTCGATATACAGGCGCTGAGGGTTGTCGGGGTCGGCCTCGATGACGAGGTTGAAGCGCTGGCAGAGGTCCCGCATGAGGTCCTTCTGTTTTATGCGCGGGAGCGACTTGACTACATCGACCTGTCCCGATCCATTGGAGAGGCATTGGAAGGTGCCGGAGTCTACCGTGGCGGCAGCGACTTGGCTGCTCCATACCTGCACCTCTACGGCGGTATTGGCGGCCAGCAGAGCCGTCGCTACGAAGCTAAAATCTTGCGTCTCGGCAGGGTCGAGGACGAGGTTCTGCGACGAGAGGGTGGTATTGCCCCCCACCATGCGGATGGTGATGACTTGGAAGGTGCCCCCGTTGGTGACTTGGCCGGAGCTGACGAAGGTATAGTTCGCCGTCGCCGGGCAGAGGTAGGAACCCGTGACGGTGCTGTATACCGCGTCGGGGTCGAAGAAGTCGTCGGACGGGGTCGAGTCGTTATTGAATACGATTGTCGTGACGGCCTGAGCCCCTACCGCCGCCGAGCTCGTCAGCCCCGCCCGGAAGAGAAATTTCGGCTCTGTCGGTGCCCGCTCCGTCTTTGGGGCGAGCGTCATATACAAGTCCCCAAAGAGGTCGGAGGCGAAGAAATCCGATTCCCAATAAAATCCGTTCGTGCGGATGATGAGGTCGACCAAGACGCGGAGCTTTATCGCCGGCTTGAGCATATCGGGGAAGAGGCCCTCGGCGGAGATAGCGCTGTTGAGGATGCCGTAGTCGTCCTGCGCGACGAGGGGCTGCTGGTCGGCGCGGAGGCCGTGGTCGGCCAGGGGGATGATGATGGTCCCGTCGGGGACCTGGTCGCCGATGCTTATCGACTGGTTCAGGTCCTGCGAGTTGATGACGTTCGCGTCGGTGAGGTCGTAGTTGTAATCCGTGGTGAAGGTGTCGCCGTCTAAGAAGGCGGCCTCAAGGAGTTTGCTCCCCATCTCCGCGAAGAGGTCGGCCACATCGCCCAGTACGTTGACCTCGTAGGTTTCGGCCATCAACCTTACGGCCCGCAGTTGCATCGCCCCCCGGATGACCTGCACCCCGTCCTCGAAGAGCAGGACCTCCGTCTTTTGTGTCGGGTCAAAATCTCCGTCGGTGAGGGTCACCTCGTAGAAGTGGGCGAAGAAGATATTGTTCCTATCGGTGAAAGGGAGGCGGAAGGTCTGCGAGTACGGCGCGTGGCGCTGCATCGTCTCCCCCGGCTTGGCCACGGCGAGGTTGAGCGCAATAGACGGAGAGCCCTCCAGGTCGAGGGTCGTCTGCGTCTGCGTGTCTTGGTTGAGGGCGACGAGGCGGATCACTTCAATCGGGGTCGGTTGCTATATCGCAAGGTGAACGAGTAGGAGATGAGCTGCCCGTTTACCGATTGCTTGAAGAGGAATTCCGAATCGGTGACGGTGACGGGGATGAGCTCCAGCCCCTCGACAAGGAATACCGACCGCGAGACGGAGATATCGCGGAGCATATCCGAGTACCCCTCCTCGACGTAATCGGTGGAGACGGTCATCTGCCTCTCGGCTTGGACGTTGGTCGTAGTTACGCCGCGCTCCCACCCGTCATACGTCCAGTCTATGAGGCCGGTGACGGTGTCCCAATTTCCGCGGGGGCGGTTGTACTCGCTCCTCTCGATACTGCGGAGGCTCTCCTCGCTGCGCTGGTCGAAGTTGAAGGCGTCCCACCCCCCGTGGCGGTTGAGGAAAAGGAGTTGCTTGCGGGCGTACTTGCTGCACCCGTTATCTATGGTGAACCTATGGATGACCGTATCCTGGAAAACAGTCGAATACGACGCCGAGGTGGAGAGGTGGACCTCATACCATGCGAGGTTGGCGTCTTGGATGATGTTGAGCAGCGTCGTATCGCCGGCGGCGGTAGCGTGCTCTTCGAGGTTGGCCGGGCCGATGCCTATGAACTGCACCGCCTGCGCGTCGGTGGTGGGGGTGTTGTCCCCTCCGACGGTATTCATCTCGATATTCTTTGTACCCACCACCGTCCCGTCGGCTTCGTAACCCCTTACGGTGCAATACTGCGGGGAGGTATCGGTGCCGCTGGGTAGGCTCCCGCCGGGCTGCGCCCCCCATGCCAAGACGTAGGGCTGGTCTATCCCGATGCGGTGCTCGCGCGCCTGCCCAAACCCGCCGACGTCGACGCTGGCATTCCTTCCGAGGTTGGGCGCTACGCTCAGGAAATTGTCGGTTGAGATAGACGGCTGGAATTGTCCGGCTCCGCGGGCGTAGGCCTCGCCGTAATTGATGAACTCGTCACGGAAAGCAAAGAGGGCAGTGGTGGCTTGGAGGCTGCTCTCGGTGGGGTCGGCGGTGGCGCTGGTGGCGCTCTCATAGTACAGCTCCAGGTCGAACTTGCGGGCGACCAATTGATCTACCGATTCGCCGACGAGGTTGGCGGGGTCGTACCCCGTGCGCCCCAAGGTGAGGATGTTGCCTGCCGTGGCGTTCCCGTTCACGATATTCGGTCCGATGTAGTCGTCACAGACGCGGCCGATATCAAAGACCGCCGCGAGGTTGGTCGTGCTCAGGGGGTGCGTCTTGAGCTTGGCCAGCTGCGTCCCATTGCGGTCCTTGATGACCAGCACGAAGCGGTACTTGAAGAAGGGCCCCGCAGTGGTCTCGGACACTTGGATGATGAGCGGGTCGGCCGTACTCTGGAAGTCGGTCGTATTGGGTACGTAGTCAAACTGAGCCGCCATTGAGTAGGGTGCTTATTGCGTTCTCGATATCGTCGCCCACGGCCTTCTCCAATTTCGGACTGTACTGCTTGAGGGTCCGGTCGTATGCGTTCGTGAAGAAATAGGAGGGGCGGATACCGGTTTGATATACGCTTCGGGTGATGGCGTACACCATCGACTTGCGGGAGGCGAACTGCCCCCCACCGCCACGGGGGGCGATGCCCTTTTTTACGACCCACTTATCTATCGAGCCGCG